CCTCATTTGACACAACGCACCACATGAGCAATGACTCATGGCTGATTCGAATACACACCTACTGTCCAGTACTAAACAGCAGGTGACCAAGGGATAATTGTTAGAACACTTGGATCAAACTAACAATACAATAGCGAAAAGATGGTGCCAACCATCAAGAAATACACTCTGCTGGCACAGAGCGAGCTCACAAAACTCAGCAGCGCTAATGCTGAGCCGAAACAACCGAACTACAAAAGGAAAGGTTTCTCCTCTTCCCAGTCACCAGACTGAATACCATCGACGGTGTAACGCCGTGGGTATTCTTCCCTGGTTATCATAGGAATAAAGGAAGGAGGGGAAGGCGGTGGAGCAACTGGTGGGGCTACGATGTCTATGTTATATGAATCCCTGTAACTTAAAAAGCTACGGAAGGCTGAAGTGATCCAAGAACACAAATCCTGTGGAACACAACTACCATGATAATAATTAAAGACAGGTAACACGAAGCAGCAACAATCATACTTAACAACCTCTGGCACAGCTGGAGATGCGGATAATAGCATATACTCAGTAGGATTGGCGAGATCAAGCTGCCTAATAGTGGAAGGAACAAGTGAGGGTTCACACATCTCAAGATAAGGAGTGACACCATAACTAGCCAAAAACTCAATATTGGAACGCGACACAGATACACAAGGATCACTAAACGTGGCAAAACCAGGGGTTTGTTCTGACAAAGGCTCCCAGTAAGATTGCTCAATGCCATAATCCATACGGTAAATTTCATCCATAGCTGGCGACACAATCTTATCACCCATAGTCAATACAGTCAAAGCTTGAACCAAACTAGGATGATGCAACTGAAAACAGGGATGTGGATAACGTTTTAACCAACTATCAATTCTGACGAAAGGTTGTTTCTGATCATACGACTCAAAGGTGTAATGATCAGGTGCAACAACACCAGTGGCTCCACGTACGAACCGATATGCCAGAGCAGCATGAATGGGAGTGTGCGGTTCATGTTTATAGCCAGACAAAATGTTAGCACACCACTGATCACAACGATCGGCAATACTCATAGTTTCGTACTCCATAGGTGAAACACATAGATGATAAGCATCCATGACATCACATTGGCCGAACTTGCGGAGTAGAGCTCCATCAACCAGAGTGGCTCTCCTCAGTCCATCCTCACACAAAAACCATGCCCGTTTTAGGAAAGTCTGTTCCTCAATACTTGAGCAATACTCAAGGGTGATGGAATGACCAACCAGTTCGTACCCAGTAACCAAAAGCTGAGCCGGATTCCACTCACACCCTTCCTCAATTGCCTGAGCCAGTAGAAAACTAGTGCTACACACTGCCAAGTACGAAGCTAAAGTATTAATGCCAGTAGTGCCAGTGTAACCTGACATCAGCATTACTCTTTCTAGCTGAATTGCAATGCACTCACGGTTGACATCACCCTCGTGTCCGACTATATCAGGATTACAGAGTAGAAAGGGATAAGGACACTGACCACGATAGGCATGAGCTGCTATTGGGTCGAACATGGCCATGAGTGACTCATACAAATCGTGCATACCCTCACCCTGTGAAGAATCAGTGGAAGAGATGTCCACATTATACCGAAAAAGAGCACCATTGACGTTGAATACCACTACACAGTCATCAGAGTGCACCATAAAGCTAATTGTATTACTTAATTGGGAACATTCCTCCAACTGCAGAAAGCATCGGGTGACGTCATCAGGATGGGTTTTGAGACAACAGATACCATACACAGTGAAAGCCCCAACGTTGAGTACAATTGGGTCAGTACTATTGTGCATACAGGCCTTAACATGTTCAGGTATCTCCGGTGCAACCATAGCGCCAGCAGCAAAAGTAACATACAACCTAGTTTTAGGTTGCTTACCAAGGGCAACACCCTTAGCAGTCTCATTCTTCAAGAGGGCCGTGGAGTAAACTTTGATCAGGGTAGAATCGGGGTTATAAAAGGGATCAGCATTGGCATGTCTGCGGCGTTCCTCTCTTTTGGGAACTGGTATTTCCGCAGAAAGGTGGCGGGCAGAGCGCAGGCATACACCTGTCAAACGCGACTCATAAACATATTTGTACAACCACTTTGTGTTGCGCAGATAGAAATTATAACGATCCTCCAACCGAGTCCAATTGCATCTCTGACGGAGAACATTGAAAGCCAAACTCATAGTGGAATTCCAATCAGGGGCGATAAGGCGTGATTCTACAAGAAAACCATGCCTATGGAAATCGGACAAGCAAACATCACGTAAAACCAACTGATTGCGATACAACTTATTTTCATAGTCAACATCTTGCCGAATAGACAACATTCGCTTCTTAGCCAATTCAACATTAGCTGCAGAGGCGGCATGCCGAACCCACGGCTGGGTAGAAATTCCATTGATATCAAAGAAAGCAAGATAAGTATGCACTGGGCGACTTCGATGGGTGTTGAAACGAATATACGAACGTGAACCCTGTCCCACCCGCTGGCCAGAAAATAATTCTTCCAACTTGTAGAAGTATATAATCTGATGCCCACAAAC